CTCATAAACTTTTTCTTGAACTTTGTTTTGTTTATAAACTGGTTTCGGAAGTTCTATATCTCTATAGAACCCAGAAACTTGTAATTTTCTTAAATCATTTTCTGATGTTTGAATAATCTGTGTAATTCTACTTGCATCAGATAAATCAGATGCATTGTATGGGACTACTAAATCTTCTGCTTTAATAAATTTAGAAGAAGCTCTGTTTAATACTGGATCAAAATAAACTTTTTTAAATGTAGACCCTGTTAGTGGAAGGATGAATAACATTTGATCCATGTCAGGTGTATACTCTTCCATCTTGTTCATAAGCATGTAGTTCATGTAATCTTTAACTCTAGATGCTTGATCTATTTTTTCATCAGTCTGTGCACCGATGACTTCAGTTCTGACTGGTCCGTCTGAAGGGACTAATTCTTTTATTGCTTGTGCTTGAAACTGTGTTGCTGATTCTGCTAGCAGTGGATGAGTTACACCCGCAGCACCTAAGAATGGTCTAGTTGGAGATTCATATTTGAATCCTAATAAGTCTAAACCTTTAATGTATGTGTCTACCCATTCTTGTCTTGATCTTTTGTCTTGTTCATAATCTGATACTAAATCAGATCCAAGTCTAGCTAGGGTCTGGTCATCTAATCTTTCTGCTAAGTTAGCATAAAAGGATTCTTCTTGAACTTCTTCAGGAACTTCACCTGCAATTACATTTTCATCTTCATCAAGTACCGTATCTACATCTTCAGGAATAGATCCTGTACCTTGTTCTTCGATTTCTAATTCTTCTCTGTTTTCTAAATCTTCTCTTGACATTAATACACCTTAAATTTCTTTTTTCTTGCTAGCCCTTGACCCTTACAAGCCATACCACCTTTTTTCATTCTTAGTCCATATTTTTCTTTTTGACCTTCTAAGCCTTTTCCAACTTGACTTGCTTTACTAGTTTCTTCTTGAACCATACCAGAAACATTTGGTGACATTGTATAAGTTTGTAATAATTTATCAATCATTAAAATAATGGTGCGAAGTTAGATCTATCTACTTCTACCAATCCTCCTAATTTATATCCCTTCATTTTTCCTTTTGAAGATCCTTGTAAATCTATTACTATACTTTGAACGAAATTTCTAGGATCATCCCCATCCATTTCCACTTTTTCTAAATTGCTTCTATAGTCAATATTGTCATAAAACTCTTCCATTTCGTATTTTTTCTTAAATGCATACATAGGAACATTTTTATCTGTATTGAATATTTTGTAAGGTTTTTGGGGGTCTGAGTGATATACTTTTCTAGTTATTACTTTAGCTCCTATTTCTTTTGCAACATCTTGCATAGCTTTAGGCACCACTGCAGTTCCTTTTAGTTCCCCTGTTTTATAGTCTCGATATTTACCAAATCCTTCTCCTTTAGCGTTTGTAAAAATTTTACCTGACTCAGAAAATTTCTGTAGATCAGCAGGTAGTTTATCTCCACCTAGTCCATAGAACTGTTCAATCTTCTGTTTGTTATTAATACCTAATTGAAAGAAATCAGCTGGAGCTAATGCAATATATCTTTTGTTATTTTTTCTTGCATCACTGACTAACGATTTAATATTTGCTTTGACCCAAGTATTTTCGTTACCCATTGGAAAGTAGTCATAGCTTCTATTTTCAAAATCATACATAGCTCTATTACCTGAACTATAATCATTTGGTCTAGATTCTCCTGGTCTTGCAGGTGCTCTTTGTAATTCAGCTTCTTTAATTTTTAATTGTTTATTTAATTCACCTAATCTATCAAACTCAGGTGGAGACAATGGTCGATCCATAGCAATCTTATTGTATTCTTGAATCTCATCTAATAAATCTTGGACTTCTCGTTTTTTAATGTTAGAGGATAATTTTCTACCATATGGATTTCGTCTAGCCATTATTTTAGGATCTATATTAGTGTCTCCTGCTTTAAATTGTTTAAAATGTCTAGATCCTTCTTTTGCTAACGTTTGATGAGGGTCAGATTGTAATTCAACCATGAAGTATGTATCTCCATAATTGTCTACTCCTCTAGTGTCGTATCGAACAAAAGTCACTGCATTCGGTTCATTAAAGTGTACCGACCATACTTTTTTAGGATCAGAGTTACCTGGAATAGATTCATCTAAGAATAAAACTTTTTCTCTGTAATCATATCCACCACCAGGAAAAGTTCCTTTGTGTCTTGGTGCAGTAGTTGCTCCTACTCCTCGTTCTGCAATTTCAATTGCTTTATCATATTCATCAATCAAACTTCGTACCATTAACTTTTCATTATCATTAAAAGTATCTAATGTTTCATTTAATCGTCTTCTAGTTTGTTTTAAAGAATTTACATTGTTTTGATTAGTAGATAATCTTGCTGCTAAATCATTAAAGATCATTCGGTCTCCAGCTAAAGCTTCAGTGATTGCAGTAATGTTAGACCGTGCTGCAACATCAGACATCTCAGTTGATTTTCTTAAAATCATAGAGTCTACATCTTTACTTAGTTTAGCAAAAGTTGGATAAGTGTTTAATACTTCTTCAGTATTGATTGGATAATTATAATCTTTTATTTTTAATCTGTACGTTGGATTAGTTTCTAATGCTGCTAATATTTCACCTTTAGTAATTTTGGTATTAGGATTATCTTGTGCTATTCTAAATATATCTCCACCAATTGCTTCATCGCCTTTAAACATCACAAGACCAGAGTCCGATAACTCTTCAGCTTTAATTCCTTTATTTCGTACTCCTTTTAAAAACCCTAACCACTGTTGTGCAGTTGCAACTTCGTTTCCTGATTTACTTATTTCATCAAATGCAGCAGATCCTAAATACGATCTAGTAGTATTATCTTGGTTCGCTTTTAACCCTTTACCAAATGTTAATGGTTCTTTTGGAATCGTTAATGCTCTAGATGAGTTTGCTGCAACTTTAGTATTATAGTTGTCTTGGTTAATTAACATTTGTTTTGCAGATTCTGCTCTAGCAATTACTGGTTCCATAGCTGAAGCTTGTCTTAGCGCAGGGTTAGTTGCTACGTTAGTAAAGGCTTGTCTTTGTTCTTCAGGAATTGCCATATACTCTCTGTAGTTGGTTGCAAAGTTTTCTGGTCTTCGTCTATACTCAGGTAGGTTCGCAACGAAGTAATTAAAACCTGGATCTTCTTCAGCTATTCTTCTAATGTTTTGTACTGCTGCTGTTGATACATCGTTAAGCTCACTTGTTGGTAATGGTTCCAGCGTCCGCGGGCCACGTTTCGGCATTAGTGATCGAATTCCTTTTTGTGCCCCTCTAAATACAGGGCCTACTAATGGTGTCATACCCGCTACTCCAAGAGCAGTTAATCCTAAATACCCTATTGCTTCAATCGGAGTCATATCTTCATAACCCTCTTCGCCTCTAGCAGCTTTTGCTAAAGTCTCAGCGTCTTGGAGTGCATACTTATAGGACTGCGCTTCACCGACCACGGGCGTCACATCTCTAGCAATACCATAAGCTATATTTTGAAAATTTTTTTTAGCTTTATCTAATTTTTCTGGATCTAGATTTGCAACTTCATCGTCTCTTAAAATCGGTGAATAATCGGCCATTTAATTCTCACGTGTAATATTTATAATCTTGAGGCATTCTTACTTCGTCTGTAGGCTCATAATCAAAATCAGCCGAAATAAAATTACCTTCCCTATATCTTAACACAGCTTGTGTGGTACTGTCCACGAGGTCGTCGTGATCTCCATGAGGAAATGCTGCGCATTCTTCAATGACTTCATGAGCAAATTGCTTTCCTTCTGGGTAAAATACCATACCTGAAGCAAAGACTGGAGACACTGCATTCACCCTAGATACTTTATCCTTTCCTCGACCAGGGACAAAATCTTGTACTGGGATTCCTGTTCTTCGTAATTCTTGAATGAGCGGTAGTCCGCTGGCCTTTGCTTCAACCACACAGGCTTCGGGTTTCCAATAAGTGTATTGTTCGGTGGCCACTGCTTTTAATTCAGGAAAGTCCCAACGACCTTTGAGTGCATCCAGTAACATCAAACACGGTGGAGAATCTTCAGTCGGTCTAAATACGCCCCAAGTAGTTATTGCACTATAGTCCGCAGAATCTTTTTTTGAAAAAGCAGTATCGAGTGATTGAATGACAAATTCTAGTTGTGGAATGCCACCCGACCACGGTCTCCAATATTCACGTTTGATGATGGCACCTTCTTCTGAAGTTGGGTTTTGCATGTACTGTGCATTCCAACGTTGAGGAGGTATAGATGCTTTAACAGATTCTAATTCTTCTTTCTTCCAATACTCAGGCCATACAGGTTCTCCGTCGTCCAGGATCGCTGGAAACTCGACTACCTCCCACTGATCAGCGCCAGGGTTTGCTTGTGCTTTAAGAAGTCTTCCTGTTAGATCGTCGGTTGCCCATCTAGTCATTACGACCACGATTGCTCCACCAGGTTGTAAACGTTGACGTGGCCCTGATACATACCAATCATATGTCTTCTCCATTGCAGAATCTGACATAACATTTTGTTCGGTATGGGGGTCGTCAATTATTAATATATCTGCACCCCTACCCGTTATGGCACCACCAACACCAGCTGCAAAATATTCACCCCCGTCTGAGGTCTCCCAACGACCTGCAGCTTTGCTATCCTGTTGGAGTCCCATATTGTTAAAAATTTTTTTATATTCGGTACTGTCAACTAAGTTTCTTACTTTTCGACCGAATCTTTGTGATAGTTCCGCATTGTGAGAAACCTGCATGATTTTTGCTTTGGGTCGGAGTCCCATTATCCAAGAAGGAAACAAGTAAGACGCAAACTCAGATTTAGTATGTCTCGGTGGCATATTAATTATGAGTCTCTTGATCTTGCCTTCAGCGACCTTAGTCAATTTG